TTTATTTGTAGGATTCGCGCCTCCCATTGATAGCGTGGCAACATTGTACAGTGTCATTCCAAATGAGAAGATATCAATTGGCTTTCCAATGGCAAACGGAATCGTGTTCCTGTTCCGTTTCACGTGGACCGATGCAACTTCCGGAGCCATGTAAAAAAGAGATCCCTTCAGACCATTCAAACTCAATGAGTTGTCACTCTCGGTATTTCCGAAATCACACAGCACATAATCACCGTTGTCTCCGATCAGGATGTTCTCCGGCTTGATGTCTCTGTGGACGAGGTCCAGGTCATGGACGTGCTTGATGGCGTCCGCGATGTCGATCACTAGTTTCCTGAGATCCTCATCGCTCATATCCCGCTTCTCTTCAACGACGTGCGTAAACAAATCTTTCTTCATGAAAGGAAGAATCAGATGAGTGGTCGTCAATGCCCGGCGGTCGTAATAAAACGCGATGGGCGAGATGATGTGAGGGTTGTTCATTTTCCTGAGGATGGAAAATTCCTTCTCCAGCGCGCTGTTCTTATAGAGCGAAGAAGAAACCTTCATCGCCACATATTCATTGGTGTGTGTATCAATCGCTTTCCACACACTGGCGTACCCCCCGGATCCGATCTTCCTAATACTTGTGTATCTTGAGTTGTCGTTTCTACCGCCCATAGCGGGTTCCGATGGACTAATTAGTTCGTCGACTGTAAGCACCATCGTCTCAGAACGCTTGAAGCAGGAGCCGAAGATACGAGAAAGCATATGTATTTTTTGCGTTTGTGAGGATTTGTTGGGAAATGCCTCTCGAAGTGTATATTTATAGACCGGGCGTTACCTGGGTCAAATGACATTATGCGTTGTACACAATTTTAAAAAATATCATTGTAATACAGAATGGCAACGTGCAATCTTTCCGTGAGAAAACTCGACTCTCTTGTCATAGCTGGCGGAGGTGCGAAAAGTATGGCGGGTCTAGGGGCGATACACATCCTCCGGAAAAACGGTCATCTGAAGGAATTGAAAACTGTAGCAGGAACCTCTGCGGGAGCGATTGTAGCTACCGGTGTGGCTTTGAACAGAAACTGCGTTGAAATGTGCAAAGCATTCGCTAACGAAACATATGTGCCGTCTATTGACATTGGTAATTTCTCTAACGCGTTCGGGATTGACACCGGTGCTCATCTGTACAGATGGATCGACATTGTGCTCGGGGATAGGTCGCACACGTTCAAGAGCATCTACGACGAAACTGGTGTGACGTTGATCATTTGTGCGACGAACATGTCAACATTGTCCGCGAAGTATTTCTCTCCTACAGAAACCCCCGATTTCGACGTGAAAACAGCTATTCGTATGAGTTGCAGCCTTCCGATCTTTTTCTCTGCCGTTCGCCACGAGGGAGAAGTCTATGTAGACGGCGCTCTGACGGATGCGTTTCCAATTGATTATGTAAATAATATGGAAACCACACATAACACGCTTGGGATTAGATACGATTCTGCGGAATATAGTGCTAACAGAGACATAAACAGCATTGACAAATTTTTCACAAGCTTAATTTCAATATCTACGCGCGACAGGTATTCACCAGACTCTAACGTGCTATCAATAGATGTTGGAAAAATAACCGTGTTAGATTTCAAAAATCCTAAAGTATTGAAGAAAGCGTTTAATGTGGGTGCTTCTAGAATGTCACAATTGTTGAAAAAAATAGAATAAATCAAAGATCACTACCGAAAAGGTCGCCGTCATCGCCAGAGTAGCCGTCGATAAGAGGCACGGATGTGAGTGAATTGATAGACGCCGCCGTCGGAGGTGGAGCGGACGTCGGCGGCACCATTTGACCCGATGTCAACGCATCGACGTTATTGAGCTGGTTCATGATTCCAGATGACGAGTTACGATTAGTGTCCCAGGCGCCGTAGGGGTCCATCGTTGCGTCCACAGCACTGGGGGCGAACGACACTCTGTTGGTGGTTTGAGGCGCTCCGGATCTTTTGAGGATACCCTTGGGCAAGTTCAACTTCGTGACTACGTTCTTCTTCCGGCCCGCTGGTGCTGTGTATTCCACTTTCTGTTCCTTATCCGCGTTCATGAATTTGATAATCATGAAACCGAGTGCGATTATGACGATACCTACCAAAATCCTGATTGCAACATTTTCGAACATATTTATATGTAATCATAAAATATTATTTTTTAAAATTTAATACAAATCATCGGAAATTTCACACGACATGATGACTTCTCGTTGGTCGGAGTCGTCATACTCTCTCACGTATGGTTCGCGTTCCACGTCGTAGAGACATTCCACAATGTCGTCGGTGATGCTTGCTTTCTCGACAATAGAAACGTGCGTCTTCTTCCTCTCCATGAGTTCGGTATAAAACTCAAGTAAGATATTCCTGCGAGCTTCGAACCACCGACCGTCTCTTTCCACGACCACAATATCGATGAACGGTTTACCATCGTCGTTCATAAAACCTGGTTTGTATTGAATAAAGTAGCAGAAATCGACATTGCACACTTCCATTTGAACTTGAATTTGAGGATAATAGTGATGAGGGACCTCTCCGGGAATGATCTTCCTCCTGAGAGGACATTTTATTTCAACACAATACCCTCGTGCGGTAATTCCATCTGGCGATGCTGCCAACCACGGATAATCATCGTGCACTATCAAACCGAAATCGAACATTCGTTCTCCGAGAATGCTCATGGCCATCTCAGCCGCCTCCGTCTCGTACTTCACTCCATGTTCGAGAGCCATGCCAACTACCGGGACCACATTCAGCTTCTTCATGAGCAAGTCTTCGCGAGGGCAACCTTTGAATCCTGCAAACGGTTTGATGCCGAGAGCAGAAGATGATTCCGAAGCGGTCATGAGAGTCTTACGCACTTCATACCACTCCGGAGTTCTTTGAGCATATTGAGGTTTCTTGAATAAATCCACAACACGCGGATGGAGTGTGGAAATATTGACATCGGCGGGGATCGGAACGACCGACATTTTTTACATTTCAATATGTAGCTTATCATTAAGTAATTATGTCTGACGATATGATATCCTTCGTATCGACAAAACATATTTTCACCGTGGCAAAAGTTCAAGAAAATAATACTTATAAATAACAAATGAATTCTATCATTTCTTTCCCTGGAAAAATTGCCAACATAGGGAGCGAGATCGACTATCATGGGAATGCAGTCACACAGGAAATACGTGTGATGCATGGTATCATAGACAGACATGGAAAAGGAATAGAAAACGAGATGAAAATGATGCATGGGATAATCGACAGTCATGGAAAAGGGATAGAAAACGAGATGCAACTCATGCGCGAGTCTTTTGAGAACGAAATGAGAAACATGCAAAAGAAGACCAAGCAAATTTGCATCACCGTTTTAGCAGTGAACGTGCTTACTAGAATTTTCCTGCGGTAAAGTCGAGGAGGTCCTCTCCAAAGATATCTGCAATATCTGATTTTTCGATGATCTGTTTGCTTGCGGCGTTCCTGGGATTCTTCTTTTTCTCTTGCTTTCTGATCACGAGAAATGCAATCATCATAAACATCAACAGCAGTAAGAATTTCCACATATACTTAGATCCAATATTTTTTTGAATAGAAACATCAGGAAATGACGTGTCATACATGGATCAAACGACTCCAGATGGTGTTACCTGGGTCAAATGACATTTGCCAAATATCTATATAAGGAAACCCGAGATGCTCCAAATGTATAATTAATTAACATTCACAATGTCTTCTCCTACTTACTACAACGAGTACGACTCCGAGACCGAGTACTTTGATATCGACCAAGATACATACGAGGAGCAGGATCCTTATATGACTTACGACGAAGAGATGGCGGCATTCGAGGATTCCGATAATATCTTTGAGGACGAATATACTGATGATTCTTACAATAATTAAGTTTGCGTTTATTTTCGAAATAAAAATAACCATGTAAATATATACGAGATGCAATTCGTTGAGCAGATCCAGGAATTTATCAGTTCAGTGCCCAAGCCAGTGATATTCGCAGTGGTTCTCCTCGTCCTGGTCGGCGGGTTTTTCCTCTGGAAGAAGATGTCCAAGGACAATGAGACCGAAGTAGAAAAAGGTGCCCTGGCGTCTAGCGTGTATGCCCAGAATGTGGCCCGCGATCTGGACAACGAGCGGGAGCCGATGCTGTCTGCTGCCTCCACGGACTTTGTGAAGGAGGTTGCGACTGGTCTTCAGGATCTAGAGAAGAGTGCCAAGGACGTCGTTGGTGCAGTCGCCCCCGATGAGGATGATGGCGACAGCGACTTCGATGATTTTGAGTGATTTATTACATAATACATCTTAGTTTCGAATTATATTATCATAACTTTCGAGATTACACTATGTAACTGAATTTAC